GATGCTCTGCCCCGATCCCGGGGGTAACTTTTACCGGCAGTAAATCTGGCCTTGGGACATCGTGCAGACCTGCTGAGATCCGCCGGAGTCGTTAACAGTGAAGTCTTGCCCGGCATACGCGGTGCCGGCGATCATAAGAAGGACCGCGGTCATGGTGCAAGTCCTTTTGATCGTCTTCGCGCCGTCGATAATCCCGGATAGATAGAACCACTCCTTTAGCGCTTTCTTCGTCGGCGCCTTCTGCTCCAGGTTGTAGCGCTTGACCTCGTGCATCTTAATGAAATCCGTTATGGTCGGCTTTCTTCTTTTCATGGCTTCCCCCTTTTGTTGTTCACGGCCATTTTAAGACGGCGCTCTTTTAAGAGCTTCCGGATCCTTTCCGCCTGCGAGATGATATGGCACTCCGCTTTAAACTCGTAGTCCTGCATCTCGCAAATAATATCGATCAGTTCCTTTTTGGTATGATCCTCAAGGCAAGTTTTCTTTTTCATGGCTTCCTCCGTTGTTGTTCTTCGATTGACCGGGACCGATCAGAAATATCAAGCTGACGCTTGGCTTCATCGTCGAGCCATTCTACGTCGATCCAGTGCGGACGCTCCGAGTGCAGAACTACCGCTAAACGTTTAGTCCTCATATTTGTGTGCCTCCGCCTTTTTCCATTCCTCTTCATTAGCCGGGAGATAGCTGATCTCCGTCGTCAGAGTATCATACTGCACTTCTGTTTTGTCCTGGAGCGTGGCCGTAATGAACCGGTGCTCGATCCAGTCGTCATCCCATGGGCGCCCGGCCTCGATCGCCTCCAAGACGTCCGCAATGTCCGATCTTTTCTCCGAAATCAGCTCCAGGAGCCTTTTATATTGTTCTTCTTTTGAATTGATCTTGTCCATATGTTCCCCCCTTTTGCCGGATAACTCCGGCGGTTAATTGCCACCCCAGGCCCATGCTGGCGCCTGGACGCTCCCGGCCTAAGGCACTATGCGCCGGGACGCTTGGGGGTTAGTCTTTTGATACTGTCACGAACCCGAGCCAGTGATCCTCGGCGGTCAGCTCCTCGTTATTCCATGCATCTTGAAACGCGGAGAGATTGTACAGTGTATATTTTCCTTTTCCTCTCAGCGCCTTGATTAATTCCTGGCGCGTTTGATAGGTTGTCTCAAGGTCTCCGGTCCTCATTTCGAGAAATGACCTATCAATTTTTTTGTTTGATGCCGGCACAACAATTATCATCGTTTCCACATTACACCCCCTTGTTTTCGATTTCATACATCACATCGTGAACTGACTTTTTCCCGGGACCGGTGATCTGCTTCCAATTGTCCGGCAAAGCGTAGACATTGATCTCCGGGACTTTCTCGGACCCATTAAACACATTGACAACGAATGGAAGCTCCTGGCCGATCTGCTTTTTAAAATCATCCGGATAAATCCAATCGTCATCACCCACGACAGTTATACAGCTCTCCGTCGATCCATCCTCATGGGTTACTGACAGCGTCCATTTTCCGTCAAGATCATCAACGAAAAACATATCACACCCCCTCCGGCGCGATCTTTAGCCGGACGTCCTGGTCCTTGTGCGCCTTACGAAAGAAATCATCTTCGCATTCGGCGCACATTACGATCTTCCGGCCGTTCATCTTTCGCGTGTAGGATTTTAATGTTTTCTTGTCTCCGTAATCGCATCCGCTCAGACATACATCACATGTTACGTTCATTTCACACCCCCTTCAACCGGTAGAACCGGTGTTTACCTACAGTTGACACCGGCGCCAGGCCTTTCGCCCATGCCGGTGTTTTGAAATCGATCGACTCGAAATGATCGGCGCCGTTCGTTATGTTGCTATCCGCGGACGTCCGCCATGCTTTCTCTGCCTGCCTCCATACCCAATCCGGCTCATGGTCGACGTGTGAAGCCTTGAAGCCGTAGATCCCCCGGAGACTATCCCGGCGCCGAATCACTTCCGCGACCGCCTGCATTCCGCGCTCTCCACAGTTCGCGCATTCGCCGACAATCGCCCGGACCGCGTCCGCTTCAGGCACTGACGCGCGCGCCGGGGTACTTACCGCGACGAATATCAGCCAAAACCCTAAAATGTATCCCATAAAGCACCGCCTTTGTTTTTTGTTGAAATTTTGCCCGGTCTTCCGGCCAATACATCGAAAGCCAATCTACCAGGGCCTGCTTCGTTCGTGGTGTGAAGTGGGTCATTTTAAACCCCTTTCTTTTTATGTGTCCGCCATAATTCTTCGAGGACCTCCGGAACGTCATCCCCTTTTATTGTCCCAGTGGTCCCGGCGCCGTCCCATTTTATCGCGTCCATAAGAGAGACCATCGCCGTTTCGAGTTCATAAATTGCCGGCTCTAGCTTTAGATCCGTGATACATTCCCAATTATCATAGAGCCGGATAATGGCCTTGTCTCTGCTATCCGCCGTTACCATGCACACGACCGGGTGAAAAATTCCAATCGCGCCTTTTTGCCGTCCGTTAAATTCCGCTTTCCAGTCCATAAGGCACCCCCTTTTATTTTAATGGTGTACTGAAATCTTTCGAGAGAATGAAATCCGGCCCTGACTTCGTCATAGCGAGGCCATCGCATGAAATGCCAAGGCATTTTTCGAGATACTCTTCCGCCATGTCCCCGATGCGGTTCATGTCGTAGCGGTAGGGTATAACCTTCGTTTTTCCGTGGCGCATGTCGCGGATGATCACCCGGGAACCGCGACCGCTCTCCGTTGGTCCCGAGTAACTTACGGAAAACATCCGATATCTGTTGTTTTCTGTTGTCAGCTTCATTTCAAACCCCCTTTTATTTTTCGGTACTCTGTTCTTAACTTCAAAAAACGGAGCGCGGTATCGGCCGGGACAATCGCCTGGAACTGTCCGATGCGGTGCCGGCGGTCCGTTATATATCGCATTCCGCGCTTCTGCTCCGGCTCTTCTACGAAATCGAACCAGGGCAGGCCCTGCTTTTTCATGTCTTCCCCCTTTCAATCGTTAAAATCCGTCCGTTATCCGGCGCCGTCCGACTCCCGGGAGATCCCCGGCGATCGACGGCGCTCCGGGTCTTGCTTGCCGGTACCGCTCCAGGGCGCCCGGCGCGCCGTATTTCGAGCCGTCCGGCTTGCGCCAGGCTTCGCGCCCTGGCTTCGTAGCGCGCCAAGCCATACTTGGAGCCGTCCGCGCCTTTCGGCTCGTCCTGGAGCGTTTAAAGAGCGATTTGCCAACCCCGGGGCGATGCTCTGCCCCGGACGCGCCCGGCCTAATGGCCCCGGGCCTATTAATGTTTAAAAAAGTAAACGTCCTTCGTGCTGTTAAAGCAGGCCTTGCAATTCTCGCAACTACCCGGGCATTTAACCGCGTTTTTGGGGATGCGGTCCTCTGTTCCGTCCTGGAGCCACGCGCACGGCGCCCCGGCCACCTTCGCGCGTAGAATGCCGTCCATGCCCGGCCACATGCTGAAGCGGATTATTAAATTCGACGGCCGTCCGCTATAATCCATGCCGTGCATTTTAGTGAACGCGAGGAATTTAGTCTCCGGGCACAAGTACGCGAGGAGCTTCATTCTTTGGAGGTAGTCTTGGTCCAGGATGTCCCCGGACACGTGCCACCTAAAATGTTTGGGGCGCCTTTTCTGTAGGTCCTCTTTAAGCGCGAGGAAATGCGCGTCCCGGTTGTTAACGGCCTCGCGGAAATTATGGTCCCATGCCTTCCGCGTGGCCGGGTACTGACGATAGGACTTTAGCGCGTAACAATCCTTCGCGCACGCGGAACAGTTCCCGCATGATTTAATCGGCGACATTGAAATATTCGGAATGGCGCCGAGCTTCGAATTTCCTTTGGATATCTTCATGCCCGGCCCCCTTCCGCAATCCTGGCGCACGCTTCTCCGAATTTCGGAATGCTCGCGCTTTGATTTATGCCCCCGGTGTAATCTTTCTCGTTCTTCGCGGACCTTACAAGGATATCGGTATACCACCGGGAAGAACCGCGCACGTCGTCGGTTGAAAAATAAACATAGTTCCCGGTCCGCTCATTCTTTAAAAACCCGGACGCGTAGAAATGCCCGGTATTAAAATCGGCCAGGGACAGACCAAAGCGCCCGGCCTCTTTCTTGATGCGCGCCCGGAACATACGCGCGAAAGCTTTAAATTCTTCCGTCTTCCCGGTGGACGATTGAAAAGAAACCTGGCGCCAATCTTCCAGGCGCTTCATTTCTTTCCGTTCGATGCGCGTTTCCGTTACATACTCCCTTTCGACGATGTATCCCATTTTATACCCCCTTGTTTTATGATCTGTTGACGTCCGGCCTCATTCCTCTTCGTGCCCAACAAGTTCTTTACCTTTGTCCAGGACGATGGTATCAGTTTCGATGTCGTCCTCGCTCGTCCAGTTGTCGCAATCGGTAACAAGCTCGCGCGCCTCGCGGATATTGCAAGCTTCGACTGTAACGATTTTTTTCTCCCCGGTAATAATCTCGAATTCGTACGTTCTCATTTTATCCCCCTATTTCTTTCCGGCTTTCCTGGCCTCGTCAGCGCGTGCAATTACACGCGGACCGGGAGCGAGCGCCCCCGGTTTCGGCCTATTTCTTTACCGGGCGCATCCCCCATTCGTCCCCCTTTTCGCATACCCGGAAACACGCGGAGAAAAGCAAGCGTAACGGCGCGCGAGGCGCGCGATATCATGCGACAGAGTAGACCCGATAATATCCATCCGGCCGTTTTCACATGCCCATTCGATGAACGCGCGCGCGTCCTGGATGAAGTTCTCCAACTCTTCCAGGCGCGCATTGTCCACTCCGTTAACCGCGCGCACAATCTCCTGGCGCGTTTCTTCGTCCGTGCATTTTATCGGCGCGCCGTTCTTGTCGAATATTCCACCGCGTCCGTTTAACTTGGTACCGCTTGACCATGGTTTCGGATTTTTCATATTTCCCCCTCGCGCATCAGCGCTTTGACTTGTCGAAATACTACACGAATTAATTTACTATGTCAACTATTTCGACACAAATAATATCGGCCTAGCTCCGTAAAGCTTTAATGATGCCCCGGGTTAGCTGTCCCATGTAGTGTTTTTGACGTGTCGAAAAAAGACCTCAATAGAAAACCTATATGGCCTATATGGCCTATGTGTCCTATGTACGCGCATATACGTGAAGAGAGAAAATGTTACATGTACACCAGGATAATGAATTTATTGGGAAGTGTTGAAAACACGAAAAAACATGGGCCCGTAGGACACGTGGGACAAAACCGGCAGAAAAACGACACACTGGGCGCGATTTCCGGCCCTATCGCCGGTCCGGGAATGGTCCAGTGGCCGTAAACCTTTTCGACACACCTGGGGCATTTAAAGCGAAATACGGCGTATACGTCCTATAACGCAACTTCGGTAAACTAATATGCCCATATATTGTATGTCGCTAAGCGCAACACACAATTAAATATAAATATGACGATAATGCAAGGCCCCGGGGCGCCCTGCCTGCGCGCCTGGATGCTCGGAAGGAGGTAGGCCCCACCCCCGGCCCCCGGGGTTTTCCGACGCGCGGCGTATAGGATCCCATCCTCACCATTTTGCGATTAAAAAATATTTCTTTTTTCTTGTTGCCTTTTTCGCCACACTGATGTATAAATTTGCAATGAAAAGTTCTGGAAAAAAAATTTTAAAAATTTCCGACAAAAAATGTCCTGAGTGCGCGAGCGAGATCAAATGCGCGCGGCGGAGGAAGGTGTGGGTATGTCGGAAGTGTGACTGGTGGGAGCCGGTGATAATTTTTTTCCGGGACGAAACCCAAAAAGGAGAGAAGTGATGGCAAATCGATGGCTGTGGGCTTTGGTTACAATTATTGCGGTATTCTTTTTCGCGAAATTCGCGTTCGCGCACGGCGGCGGGTTGAACGGATACGGCTGCCATAACGAGTACGCGACTGGGGGATATCATTGTCACTGATGGCGTGTGAGACGATCTGGAACGGATTCTTAGAATTCATCGCGGAGGGCGGGAGCGGTCCTGTGTATTTATGCGGGAAGGGCGTGACGTACGCTGAGATGCTGCGGTGGGTGAAGGGTGATGAGGATCGCGAGACCGCGCTCGCGGTTGCGGAGACGTCCGGGAGCCGGGTGATGGTGAAACAGATCCTGGAGGAGCTGCGGAGGATTGGCCTGGTCGACATTCGAAGGGCGTATGACGACAACGGCGCCTTGAAACCGATCAAGGACATTCCCCCGGACGTGGCCTCGGCGATCGTGAGCATCGAGACCGAGGAACTGAAGGTGGAGGACGTGCTCATCGGCCAGGTTCAGAAGGTAAAATTTTCGGATAAACTGCGCGCGCTTGAGCTTTTGGGGAAGAACCTTCAGCTGTTCATCGACACATCCAGGGTCCTGCACATGGGACGGGTGACTTTGGAAGATCTTCTTGTTCAGAGCATTGAACCCATAAAGGAGGTACCACTTGAAATTCAAGGTACGGCAATCGAGGATGCTAAAGAAAGCCAACGCGGACTTCGAGATGGTTCGGAAGCTTCAGGAAGCGGCCAGGGCGGAACTGATGATGGCGCTAAAGGAAGCGTCGTTTAAAGAGAAAGTGAAGTTCATTTGGGAGATCCTTCGTGTCCAAGGCAAGTGAGCTGATCGCCGGCTGGAGGAAGGATCCTGTAAAATTCGTTCGCGACAACTTCAAGGTTGAGCCGGACGCCTGGCAGTTAGAGTTTTTAGAAGCCCTGGGCTCGACCGACAAGAATAAATCGAGGATCAGTCTCCAGGCCTGCGCCGGTCCTGGTAAATCCGCGGCGCTCGCGTGGGCAGCGCTGTATTTCCTCACCTGCCAGGCCGGGCGCGGTCAACATCCAAAGGGCGCCACGGTCGCGATCACGCGCGACAACGCCAGGGACAACATCTGGCCTGAGATCTCGAAATGGCAGAACCGGTCAGAATTCCTGAAAGCGGCGTTCGAATGGACGAAGGAGCGCATCGCATCAAGGGATTTCCCGGAGACTTGGTTCATGTCCCTTCGCTCCTGGTCAAAGACCGCTGACGAAGAGGAGCAGGGGCGAACGCTTTCCGGTCTTCATAGCGAGTACGTCCTGTACCTCATTGACGAGTCAGGCGACATTCCTGTCGCGGTCTTGAAATCCGCCGAGCAAGGTCTCTCGAACTGCAAATGGGGAAAGATCGTGCAGGCCGGAAACCCAACATCTCTCGAAGGAATGCTGTACGCGGCCGCGACAACGCTGCGCGAGAAATGGCACGTCATCTCGATCACTGGTGACCCGGACGATCCGAAGCGTTCCCCGCGAATTGATATCGAGTGGGCTCGCGAGCAGATCGCGAAATATGGACGCTCCGACCCATGGGTTATGTCCTACATCCTTGGAAAATTTCCTCCGTCGTCGATCAACGCTCTTCTTTCTCTTGATGAGGTCGACACAGCGATGAAGCGAAACCTGCGGCCTGATCAGTATCAGTTCGCTCAGAAACGTCTCGGTATTGATGCCGCGCGCTTTGGAATGGACGCGAACGTTATATTCCCTCGCCAGGGACTTTTCTCCGGACGTCCCGTTGAACTTCGCGGCGTAAGGACTGAGGTCGTCGCAGCGCGCACCATGCTCGCGAAAGAGCGATGGAACAGCGAGATCGAATTCGTAGATGGCACCGGAGGCTACGGCGCCGGCGTTGTCGATGCGATGTTACAGGGAGGCGGGAACCCGGTTGAAGTGAATTTTGCCGGGAAAGCCCTCGACCCAAGATATTTCAATAAGCGATCAGAAATTTATTTTTTGATGGCCGAGTGGGTGAAGCGCGGCGGCCATCTCCCTGACATTCCACAGCTGCGAAAAGAATTGCCGTCTGTAACGTACACATTCCATAATGGAAAATTTCGCGTTGAAGAAAAAGAGCAAATAAAAAAACGACTCGGCTTCTCTCCGGATTATTCCGACGCTCTCTGCTTGACGTTCGCGCTTCCTGAGATGCCTGCGGCATCAGCGTACGAATTACACAAAATTCAGGACGGCCAGCAGAAAATGAAGTCCGAGTACGATCCGTTCGACCCCTCAAGACAATAGCGTTTCCTCAATACAAATTAAGCTTTCGTCAATATTACCGACACTCATATTAAAAATAATTTTTCTTTATTGTTGCTATATGTAGTGTTTTGATGTAGTAATACCACAAGATGAGCTACACTCTTAGAAGAGCTGAGGCGCGTGATATAGCGTGGTTGATGATCCAGCTCCGTGAGTTTTCAAAATTCATCGAAACGGAGTATCAGCTTTATGGTGATGACGAGTACACCAAAAATGGATTGCAGCTCCTCATCGATAAGCATTATCTCAATATCGCCGCTAACGAAAATGGCGAGCCGATTGGTTTCATGGCTGGCTACTTCAATCCTCACCTTTTCAATCCTTCCATCATGTACCTTTGCGAACTTTTCTGGTGGGTTGTCCCGGAATATCGTCACACGCGAGCCGGGGCTCTGCTTATGAACGCCTTCATTGATTTCGGAAAACAAAAAGCACAATGGATTTCTTTTTCTCTCAACCGTTTTACGGAAGTGAATGAGCGAGCACTTTTGAAGCGCGGCTTTGAACTTCACGAAAAAACATATCTGATGGAGGTGTGAAATGGGTTTTTTAGGTGACGCTTTTGGTGGGAAGAAAGACGACGCTGCGAAACAGGCGGCTGAGGAATCGAAGCGGAAGCAGCAGGAGCTCGAATCGCAAAGGGCCGCCGAGCTTGCAAAGCAGAAGCAGGATGATGAGAACAACAAGACTCGCGACGCCGCGAAGAATCGGCAGAAGCAGCAGGCCTCCGGCGCGTCCGGGAAACGTGACACGATCCTTACCGGCCCCCTCGGGGATCCTGAAGCTCCGGACGATAAACCGAAAACAATTTTAGGGCTTTAATAATGGAGTACACGAAGCGCCAGCATCTCAACACTCTGGTAGAGTCAATGAAGCAGGAGAGGAATTCGTTTCTCTCTCACTGGCGCGCGCTGTCTGAATTCATTCGTCCGCGACGATCCAGGTTTTTCACTACGGACGTCAACCGCGGCGAGAGGAGAAACCAGAAGATCATTGACTCTACGGCGACCCTGGCATCCCGGACGTGCCGCGCCGGGATGATGGCCGGGATCACATCTCCGGCTAGGCCGTGGCAAAAGCTTGCGATCTCAGACCGCGACCTTATGGAGTACGGACCTGTCAAGACGTGGCTAGACGATGTCTCGAAACGAATGCTTGATATGTACGGCCGCTCAAATCTTTACAACTCGCTCCCTATCGTCTACGGCGATATGGCCGATTTCGGGACGGCCGCGATGCTTGTCGAGGAAGATTTTGAGAACGTGATCCAGACCTATCCTTTTCCGATCGGAAGTTACATGATTGCGAATGACGACAGAATGAAAGTCCGCGTATTCGCTCGCGAGTTCCGTCTCACTGTCAGGCAACTCATTATGAAGTTTGGAAGGAAGACTCCGTCAGGATCTGCGGACTGGAGCGTGTTCAGCCAGCACGTCAGAAATATGTGGGATAAAGGGCAGTACGAGGAATGGGTCGATGTAACCCACTGCATTGAGCCGAACAATGAGTACGATCCCAAAAAGCTCAATTCGAAGTTTAAGAAATATTCAAGCTCATATTATGAGAACGGAGGAGCCGGTGTAAGGGCGTACGAACCGAACAACGATACGTTCCTCCGCGAATCCGGATACGACTTCTTCCCGGTGCTGGCTCCGAGATGGGAAACGACCGGTGAGGATGTGTATGGAACCGACTGCCCCGGGATGACATCCCTTGGAGACGTTCAGCAGCTTCAGAACGAACAGAAAAGAAAGCACCAGGGAATCGATAAGACTGTTAATCCAGCCATGGTTGGACCGACTTCGCTTCGGACTTCGAAGGCGTCAATCCTCCCAGGTGACATTACGTTCCTCGACGAGCGCGAGGGTACGAAGGGCTTCCGGCCGGCACACGAAGTCCGGCTCGATCTAAATTATCTTCTTCAGGATATCCAGGCTGTTCAGAAGATAATCCAGAAGGCTTATTATGAGGACATGTTCCTTATGATGAGCCAGAGCGATCGCAGAGAAATTACGGCTACAGAGATCGAAGCAAAAGCCCAAGAGAAAATGTTTATGATCGGGCAGATGCTTGAACAGACAAACCAGGATCTTTTGGATCCTTTAACGGATATCGCATTTGATCTTATGAACGCGCAGGGACTCCTTCCTCCTCCCCCTCCAGAGCTCCAAGGCCAGCGATTGAAAGTAGAATATATTTCCGTAATGGCCGAGGCGCAAAAAGCAGTTGGCCTTGGTGCTTTGGAGCGGTTCACGAATTTCGTCGTAGGAATCGCTGGGCAGACTGGCGATCCTAGCCATGTTATGAAGGTTGATTTTGACCAAGTTATTGACGAGTACGCCGCCGGTTCAGGCGTGTCTCCTAGAGTTGTTCGAACCGACGAAGTAGTGGAGGAAATGAAGGCAGCTGCACAGAAACAGCAGGAGACCCAGCAGGCAATCCTGGCTGCGAAAGAAGTATCTGGAGCCGTTAAAAATCTAGCAAACTCACCCACTGAAGAAGATAACGCCCTGACCGAATTGGCAGGCAAAAAAAATAAAAGGAGTAAAAAATGAAAAAAGTATTTTTGATCGCACTGGCGCTGATGTTTGCGCTTTCAAGCATTTCTTTCGCGAGCGTTCAGCTCTATCAGGACAGCGAAGAGAAAGGCCATATCAACAAGCTGAATTGCAGCAACGGTTTGACCTGCACGAAGGTTGGTGACCAGGTCAATATCGTTACGAATTCTTCCGGATCAGTAGGCGCGATTACGTCAGGGACTATCTCTGGCGCGGCCATTAACAGTTCCACTGTCGGCGCGACGACTCGCGCAACTGGAGCCTTTACAACTCTCGCGGCGAACGGTGCCACGACGCTTACGAACACGTTAGCTGTCAGCGGGACTACGGCGCTAAATGGTGCTGTAGCGATTGCGAGCGGGGCTGCATCATTGTCGGGTTTTAGAGTCACGGCCATTTCCTCCGCCGCGCGTCCGGCTTCTGGAGCGACGGCTGGAACGATCATCACGATGACAAATACAAGTTCCTCGACGGATTGCGGTGTTGTCGGCGGAACATCGTTCGTCGTCTGCATTTCTGACGGAACGAACTGGAAAGCGCTTTAAATTGTTTGATGCATTTGTTCTTTCTTTGTTGTTTGGGAGCTTTGTTTTTTATTATCCCAACAGAGTAGATGGCGATGAGCTTTGGTCGCTTTACGCGCTAGGGCTCATCGCCGTCCTTTCTTTTTTCTTTAAGAGAGAGCGGACGGTAGATTTAAAACTTATAGGAGTTGTTCTTGTGACAGCCATGGTGAGCACGCTTTTGAACCCGGCGAACTTCGCAAAGGCTTCCTTCGCCAATATGTTCATGGCGTGTTTTTCCATAAAGGTAATGGCCGAAAGAATTAAATTTACCAACAAACATTTTGGAGTGTTTCTTTTCGCTGCCCATGTCGTAGGGCTTGTGTTTGTTTATTGGCAAATGACAGGACAGGACATGATCTATATCCCGTGGGCTACGAAAGAAGTTTCCGGGACATTCATCATGCCGTGGGCGATGGGATGCTTCGCTGCTCTCTCTATCCCATTTCTTTATATCCTGAGCCCGTGGTTGTGTCTTATCGCGGCTCCGGCTCTGTATCTTTCTCATAGTTCTATTTGTGTGATATCGGCGGCAATCATGTTTATTCTTATGATCCCGAAACATTCTCGGTCGATCTTTCTTGCCGGGATCGCTCTCGCGCTGGCGTACGTGTGTTTCGTAGACCCAAGCATCGACGTCGCAAGATTCGAGGTTATCGGAAGGTCAGCAAAATATATTCATAATTTTATTTTTGGGAATGGCATCGGATCGTGGGCGCATGAGGGATTCCTCAAGCTTAACGGCCAGGACGCCTATTATTGGCGCTTCGCGCACAATGAATTCTATCAGCATTTCTTTGAGGCCGGAATCGTAGGCCTTATCCCTGCTTTAGTAGCCATTGCGGCGATGCTAAATAAAAAAAGCCGGGCGATCGTTGCTGCTGTAATTGGGATCGCAATCCTTTCGACGTTTCACTCGATGTTCCATTATGGGAGATTGGCCGTTCTTGGGATTGTGATATTTGCTCTAGCCGCAAAGGAGACATCCAATGCCTGAGCCGAAAGCTTTTGTGAAAAATGCGGCAGATCCGGAGCAGGTTAAGAACGCTAAACAGAAAGAGAAATTCCGCGCGATCAGCGAGGCGAATGATCTTCTGTGGGTTTTAAGTGATCCGAGAGGAAGAAGGTTTATTTGGGGTCTTCTATCTCCGGCTCACGAGATAAGTTTCGTGACGGGGATGCCGGATCTTACAGCTTTTAAAGAAGGATGCAGGAATAAGGCGAACCAGCTGTTGAGCAAACTGATGGATGCAAAACCTGAAGCATACATCATTATGTTGAACGAAAGCAAACTCAGGGATAAAAACCAAGAAGAACCGAAGGAGCAAGAAAATGGAACAGATACCCGAGAATAACGGAGACGCGATTGATTTGAAGGCTGGCTTAGACCAGGGCGGGAACGATGACGCGAATGCTGCTGAATTGGAATCCGCTGAGGTAAAAGCTGCTGCTGAAAAAAAGGCCGCGGATGAGAAAGCTTCTTTGGAGAAAAAGGCTTCCGATAAAAAGGAAGCTGAGAAAAAGCCGGACTCCTACGAGCTAAAATTACCGGAGGGCTCAAAACTGTCAAAGGCCGACGCCGACGAGATTGCTGCTTATGCAAAAGAGCAAGGATTGTCGCAAGAGCAGGCCCAGAAACAGCTAGAGCGAGAAAGCAAGCTTGTCGAGGTGGGTGAAGCAAGAAGCCTTGAGAAGTTGAAAGAGGCGACTGGCCAATGGCTTGAAGCCGCAAAGACGGACAAGGAAATCGGCGGAGAAGCATTCCCGAAGAACGCGGAACTGGCAAAGCGCGTTGTCACACGTTTCGGGACTGCGGAATTCAAAGCCGAACTTGAAAGGACTGGACTCGGAAACCATCCCGAGCTGGTGCGGACATTCGTTCGCATTGGCCAGGCGATGAGCGACGACCAGTTCATCATGCCAGGTACACAACCCAACCAACAAAAAGACCTTGCCACTAGGTTCTATGGCGAGGAAAAAAAGGAGTAAACCATGACCACACTTGCATCTAACGCTTTAACGCTGGCCGATTGGGCGAAGCGTCTCGATCCGGATGGTAAGACGCCGAGCATCGTCGAGCTTCTGAGCCAGACGAACGAAGTTCTCACGGACATGCTTTGGCAGGAAGGCAATCTTCCTACCGGGCATCGCACGACTGTTCGCACCGGGCTGCCGACGGTTGCCTGGCGTTTGCTGAACAACGGAGTTCAACCCAGCAAGAGCACGACCGCGCAGATCGACGAAGGCTGCGGTATGCTTGAAGCTTGGTCGGAAGTCGATGTTGAGCTCGCGAAACTGAACGGAAACACCTCTGCCTTCCGCCTTTCTGAAGCGCAGGCGTTCATTGAAGCGATGAACCAGGAGATGGCCTCGACGCTGTTTTACGGCAATTCGGGTACAGCTCCTGAAGAATTCACCGGTCTCGCGCCTCGGTACAGCTCTCTCTCGGCTGCCAATGCACAGAACATCGTGTCCGGCTCCGGCGCCTCGACCGACAACACCTCGATCTGGCTTATTGGTTGGGGATCGCAGAGCCTTTATGGTATTTTCCCGAAGGGCTCCAAGGCAGGCCTTGAGCATAAGGATCTTGGCGAAGAAACCGTCGAAGCGACGGCTGGCATCGCCGGTACCCGTATGCGCGCGTTCCGTGACATGTGGATGTGGAAGTGCGGCATCGCGCTTCGCGACTGGCGGTATTCGGTTCGTATCCCGAACATCGACGTCTCGAACCTTGTTGCTAAATCTTCTGCTGCCGACATCATCGAACTGATGATCAAAGCGATCCACCGCATTCCGAACATCCGCGCGGTTCGTCCGGTGTTCTATATGAACCGGACTGTCATGCAGATGCTCGATATCATGCGCCGCGACGACGTGATCTCGGGTGGTGGGCTCTCTTATGCGGACGTTGACGGGAAGATTCAGTATTCTTTCCGTGGTATTCCGATCCGTATCTGCGATGCGCTTCTCGAAAACGAGGCTGTCGTTTCCTAACAATAAACCGGTTATGCGCCCCTAATGGGGCGCTAACCAAGAAGGAGAAATACCATGATCATTGATAAACAGCTCCAGCTTAGCGACTCCACGGCGTTGACGGCGACCGCCATTTCGGCGAACGTTATCGACCTCGGAGCCGCGGACAGGAATATCGGCGGTGGCGAACCCATGGCCGTTGTTTTTAACGTGGAAGTTTCCGCGGATCAGACGACTGGTGATGAAGATTACCAGTTTGACATCGAAGTTGCATCCGATGCCGGCCTCACTACAGCCAGGAAACTTATTGGCCGTAGGATTTTTGAGTCCGGGACTCCGGATGCTCCCGCTGAAAATGCGGACCTTCTTGTCGAAGGTTTCATTTTCGCGATCCCTCTTCCCGCGGGAACGCTTGCCGAAGCCGAGCGGTATCTTGGCGTTCGCTATACGCTTGCCGGTACTTCGCCGACGATCACTGTCAGCGCGCACCTTGTTCCGCTGAAGAACATTCAGCAGAGCATCGCGTATCCCGATAACATCACGATCAGCTAATCGATCGTAAGCTAAGGGTGGGGGCCTAAAAGCCCCCACTCCTTACCCCCTCAAAAGGAGACATCATGAGAGTCAGGGCAAAAGTTGTACCGAACCAAAAATATTCTGGGTATTACAACCACAAACGCCGGGTGGCCGGTGAGATCTTTGATCTTGTTCCTTTGGCGAGAATCAACAAAGAAGGCAAGCGAATTGTATTTACTCCGGAGCAGCAGCTCGAAAGCACAAAATGGTTCGAGCGTGTTGATAAAGTTCCGGAGGAATCGAAACTGATCGATCAACCAGATCCCGAAGTTTTGGGAGACGACGTTATTTAGGGAGGAAATATGCAGGACATTCTAAGCTACGCTTACGAAACTGTCGCGGCTTCACAGACGACTCAATCTCTGGGAGCAGCCGGGGCGAAAGGCGATATTCTGCAACGGATCGTAGTCGTTCCGGCAACAACGGGCGCCGGGACTATCTCCATCAAAGACGGTGCTCTTGATGCCGTAAACGTATTCGTCGCCGGGACGCTCACGAATCTTCAGACGTTTGTAATCGAGCTTGGAGCCCGTTCAGTTTCCGGCGCTTGGCAGATCACGACCGGCGCGAACGTATCAGTCATCGCTGTAGGAAAATTCTCTTAGGTGATATGTGACGCGGTTCTATGATCCGGCGTTCGTATATTCTGGGAAGAAGAACAACTTCTTAGATGTCGAAGCCGCAAATCAGGACTTGAGCTCGGCTGAGTATCAGTATTTCGGGTACATTAGCCCCCGGGATGGAAAATGGATCATACAAAGGTTCCATATCATTTCCAGCTGCATCATCTATGAGTATGCTCAAGGAAGAACCATCGCCGCTTACGCGTCGGCCTGGAACGCGTCAGGGCAGTATATCGGTAATTTTACATTCGCAAGAATTGATCTAGCTACTCCACTTCCATAAGGAGGACAAAATGGCTTCTAAGACTGAGATGGCAAATCTGGCGATCTCGCATCTCGGACAAGGGAAAGAGGTCGCGAATGTGGACACGGAAAGATCGTCGGAAGCTTTAACGATGCGCCGGTATCTCCCTATCGTTATCGAGATGTTCCTGAAGGATTTCCCGTACTCTTTTTGCAACGTTACGGAAACTCTTGACCTTGTTGAAACCGACCCAACAGAAGAGTGGGCATATTCCTATCGAGTCCCTACAGATTCCCTGAAGCCTATTCGAATCCTTTCCGGGATACGGAACGATAGCCGCCAGAGCAGGGTTCCTTACAAGATTGTCAAAGACTCCCAGGGCGAGCTTATTTATACGGATATGGAAGGCGCGCAGCTTGAGTACACACAGTTCGTAAACGACACTAGCCGATATCCTATTGACGTTTTTCTGGCGATGTCATTTCTGCTTGCCGGGCTCGCAGCGCCCAGACTTCTTGGCGAGGATCCTTTCAAGATGGGGCAGAGAGCAATGGAAATGTATCGGCACTTTAAAGGTAAGGCCGACGCCCATGACGCTAACGATCAACAGCAGGAAGAACCGCCGGATGCAGAGGCGATAAGAGCGAGGGAAGCATAATGAAATCCATGAAACTCACAAAGGCTGAAACTGAAAACGCTTCTCCGATCGAAGCAAAGGCCGCGGCTCCTCAATACCCGTGGGGATTAAGACTTGAGCTGAATGACGAAACCATGAAGAAGCTCGGTTTAAAAGAGCTCCCGGACGTTGGAGAAAAAATGGTTCTTAAAGCAAACGTAGTCGTTGAGAGCGTCTCCCAGAACGATACGAAGGACGGAAAACGCCAGAACATGAGTCTCCAGATCACTGACATGGATCTTGGAGAGGCCGAGAAGAGCGAAGAGCCGGCGGAGAAGAAGCTTTATAATACCGATGGCACTGTCAGAGAAGAAAAGCAGAGCAGCGGGAAAACTATCCTGGTGGATCTATAATGCCGACACTCGCACAAAGGAATTTCTCATCCGGAGAGATTTCGCCAAGCCTTTACGCGAGAACTGACATCATCCAGTATCTCACTGGGCTGAGGTCGTGCCATAATTTTCTAATCAGAAAGCATGGCGGGGCTTGGAATAGGCCAGGGACTAAGTACGTCTGCTCGACAAAAAGCGGATCGACGAAAACATCAAAGTTGATCCCGTTTATTTTTAATAACGATCAAACCTACATGATAGAGGTCGGCGATCTCTATATGCGATTTCTCAGAAACGGAGTCCCGGTCACTGTCTCTGGTGTCGCGGCTTACGCCGGAGGTACAGCGTACGTTATTGGGGACCTTGTCTCAAGCGGTGGGATAAATTATTACTGCATCAAGGCCGGCACAGGCCAAACCCCCGCATCATCCGCAACGTATTGGTATCCTCTGACCGGAAACATTTACGAAATTCCAACCCCGTATGTCGAAGCAGACCTCCCAACGCTTCATTATAACCAGTCCGCTGACGTTATAACGTTGACACATCCAAGCTATGCTGTCAGAGAGCTCGCGAGATCGGGGCATACAAACTGGACGCTGACCGCGGTCACGTTCGCCTCAAGCATCTCGGCTCCCACCGGACTGGCTTCCTCAGCATCTGGAACCGCCCATTATTATGTGGTTACCGCGATAAAAGAAGAAACTTTAGAAGAGTCTTTGCCTACAGACCCGGTTGGATCGTCAAGTGAAACTTCTAAATTGACATGGGTTGCATCCGACGGTGCCAAAGAGTACAACATATACAAAAAGAAGAATGGGGCTTACGGTTTTATAGGGATTGCTACAGCCCTCGAGTTTACTGATAGCTCCATCTCACCTGACGAAGCTGATCCTGCGCCTACATACAGAAACCCATTCGCGGCAACTCCTATAAAAACCACAACGCTCGCGGCTGGCGGGACAGGTTATTCCGTCGGAGATATTCTTGGAATAACACAGACCGGAGCGTCCGGTGGTAAAATGCGAGTCGATACCGTGAACGCTGGAGCGGTGGTAACCTATACGATCATTGATCCCGGTACCGGATACGCCGTCGGGAATGCATTGGCTACGACCGGTGGAGCCGGGAGTAACTGCACAATAAATATCACGGCCGTGACGACTGGCAACTTCCCGTCAACGTCAGGGTATTATCAGCAGCGCCAGGGGTTTGCGAACACGAATGAGGACACAGAGAAAGCGTGGTTCTCACGATCCGCGAACTTCAAGAACTTCTCGATCAGCTCTCCTCTTCAAGATGATGATGCTGTCACGTTCCCGCTCAGGGGGCGCCAGGTCAATTCGGTGAAGCACATGATAGACCTTGGGAAACTTGTCGTTTTCACGACCGGCGCTGAATGGATCGTGAACGGTGACCAAGCTGGGATTCTTCGAGCTGGAGAAGTAAATCAGGTAGCGCAGTCGTACAATGGATGCTCAGATCTTCGCCCGATCATAATCAATGACACGGCTCTTTATGTCCAGGCTCGCCAGAACATTGTTCGCGACCTGAAGTATCAAATCGGTGCGGACGGATCAGATGGATACCAAGGCACCGACCTTACGATCATGTCCGGGCATCTATTTGAACAATACACGCTTGTCGACTGGGCATTCGCGCAAACTCCAAATCCAATTGCATGGATCGTCAGAAGCGACGGAATTCTTTTAGGTCTTACGTATCTACGCGAGCACAAGATATTCGCCTGGCATCGCCATACGTTCCAGGACGGAGAGGTCGAGAACGTGGCTGTGATACCTGAGGGGAATGAAGACGCGCTCTATCTCATCATAAAAAGAACGATTAACGGAGCGACTGTGAGATATATCGAGAGATTTTCCTCTCGGAGAATTGACGATATAAAAGACTCGATTTTTATGGACTCATCGCTGACTTATGATGGAAGAAATGCTACAGCGGTCACGATGGCTCTTACGTCGTCAGGAGGATGGCTGTACACCGATGACTTGACGCTTACGGCCAGCTCAGCGTTCTTCTCAGCAGGAGACATTGGAAACGAAATCCACATCACCGGAGCTGATGGCTCGGTGCTTCGATGCCAAATCGTAGCTTACACGAGCACGACAGTTGTGACCGTTAAGCCACATAAAACTGTCCCAACTGCTCTACGAACTGGATCGACGACGAACTGGGCTAAGGCTGTTGATCAGGTGTCAGGATTGAGCCATATTGAAGGCGAAGACGTTTCAATATTTGGAGACGCCTTTGTCGTTGCGAGCCCGAATAACTCTGCATATACTGTGAAAACTGTTTCGTCAGGAGTTGTTACGCTCGATAAATGTTACTCTGTAATCCATGTCGGACTTCCGTATATGTCAGACCTTGAAACTCTCGATATTGATAATCCGCAAGGAGAAACGCTTGCCGACAAAAAGAAGTTGGTAACTAGCGTGACAGTGTACGTCGAGGCGACCCGAGGGATATGGGCAGGTCATAAGCCCCCTTCAGACGATGACGTAGATCCGCTCGAAGATCTTTATGAGCATAAGGGGCGAAATGATGAGCTGATGAGTGAGCCCACTGATCTTAAAACCGGACAGGTAGAAATAAACACAAAGTCGGAATGGAACAGCAACGGGAGAACTTTTATACGCCAGGTTGATCCTATTCCTCTTTCGGTTCTAGCGATTATGCCAAATGTAACGGCGCCGTTTAAATAAAGGAGAAATCATATGGGTGCAGCGGGAGGGCTTCTTACGATAGGGACGGCGGTGCTTCAGGGAGTCCAGGGGTATCGGCAATCGAAAGCTGAGAAGCAACAGGGGCTTTACGAGAGCGATATCATGGAATCGAATGCCAGAATGGCGAACATGCAGGCGGACGACGCCACGTATCGAGGAGAGCAGAAAGCTCTTGAGATAAGGAAGAAGGGAAAGATCATTATCGGGAAGCAGAGAGCCGCGATGGCCGCGCAGGGTCTCGATATCGAAGCCGATGACGCTCTCGCCATCCAGCAAGAGACCGCAGAAAACGTCGCGCTAGACAGCGAGCAGACGAAGAGGAATGCCTGGATGGAAAACTGGGGATATCGCGTCCAGAGCCAGGATTATAAAAACAAAGCTAGGTTCGCGGATATTACCGGAAGGCAGCGATCTAGGGCAACTATTCTTACAACCGGACTTGGAATTCTTAACACGTTCGCTAGCTCTGGCGGAAAGTCTAGCTCAAACTTTACCACGAAATACTAGGAGATTATCATGCCGACAGTGCCGAGACAGCAAAGCAGGGAGGTTTTAGCGGATCAGATGCCGGGTCCGAGGAACACCGTCTCAGCAACTGAGGAGACATTCGGAGGTGGAGCTGCGAACAAGCAGGTCGTCGCCGCGGCGGAGCAGCTTAATACGACATTGCAGAACAAGATGGCGCGAGACAAAGCTCTTCAGTCAAGCCTGAGGACGAATAAGCTTCTTAGCCTGGCTGAGCAGGAAGCCCTTAAAGCGCATTATGACCAGGAAGACACTGAGTTTGAAGAAATTGATCCGACGACTAATAAGCCTGTAAAGAAAATAGCCCCTGGGGGAATTCTTCTCGCGAGCGGAGAGCAGGCGAGTTATGGCGGTGGAGCCGGAAAAAGATCTTTAGAGACAACGATGCAGATCGCTGACAAATACGTCTCCCAGCTCGGATCAGCGGAAGAGGCCGATCGCTTCATTATGCGCTATTCCAAGATCGCGCAAACTTTGAACGACAGGGCGAACTCTCACGAGATAGCTCAGAAGAAGGCTTATTACGATAAAGAGACCGAGTCGCGTCTTGATATGGTCGCCCAGAGTACTGTGCTTCCTAGAGACGAGCGAATTCTGGAGATAAGAAATACAGCTTATAAAAATGGACAGTTGGCGGGGGAGCCAATTTCTGACGCCGAAGAGAAAATAGCAAAAGCCACGTACAAGGCGTACGAGTCTGATCTGTTCGACATGTTTAACGCTCGCATCCCTGATGAGAAAGCAATCAATAAACTTATGAAGGATGCCGAGGCCAAGGAAGAGCTCTCTCCTGAGCAGCTTAGCTCGCTAAGGGCGAGAAAAGACACTCTCGAGTCAAAGAAAACTGTCGCCGAAAGCGAAGCAAGAACTGCCGCTGAAGAAAAGATTGCGACTACGGAGCTTACGATCGAGAACGAGTGGAAGCTGCCATGGGTGAAAGAGGATAAGCCAAAGCGGGTTAAGAAAATTCCAAAGGGTGGGCTCACGGAAGCTGAATATGAAAAGCAGGTATTTATCGCTAACAAGAACAGCGCTGATATGCCGTTCGTAGAAACGGATAATGAGACTCACACTGAGCTGATGCTGAAGATGGTCGCCCCTGGATACGCTGATGAAAAGAAGAGACTCGACCATATCACGGCCTACGCCGGGAAAAAACTTCACCCGAACGATTACAATTATCTCGGGAAGCTTTATGCGATGGATCCTGAAAGCAAGGACTTCGCGTCACAAGGATTAAAGGGGATTAACGATTATGTGAACCGTGAGGAAAAAGGATACCCGGACATCAAGCGTACCCTGATGGACGATTTCCTCACTCGCATGGAGAAGAAAAAGCCGGACGAGAGGGTCGAGGACGTGCTTGATGACACTCTCGACGCGTACAATAAAAAATCCGGGAAATATCCGGCAAACACAAAGAAAGAGGACG